GGTTTTATACTGGCGGCTCCGAACGCGCCCGCATCACGGCGGCGGGGGAATTTCTGGTTGGGACGACGAGTGCTGACAACACTGCTGCAACGGGCGGGCGTTTGTACGGAAACGGTTCTATTGCATCGACAAGATCGGGAACTGATAACACTACAGAAACGTTAGTTGTTTACTCAACTGGAGCAGCCGCTAATCGTTTTTATGTCGGAATGGGCGGCACGGTTTACGCTACCAATACAACAATTAGCGCCATTTCCGATCAGCGGTTTAAAGAAAACGTCAGTGATTTGGATGTTGGTCTTGATGCTGTTCTTGCATTGAAGCCTCGCAAGTTTGACTGGAAAGAAGGCAAGGGCAAAGACATCAAGGGCGACCGTGGATTTATCGCTCAAGAGTTTGAACAGGTATTCCCCGACCTTGTTGACGAGTGGCGCGATCCTGCACCGGAAGGCGAAAAGCCGTACAAGTCTGTGCGGCAGGACTTGATCCCTGTGTTGGTCAAGGCCATCCAAGAGCAGCAAGCAATGATTAAATCACTTGAGGCGAAAGTCGCCGCATTGGAGAGCAAATAATGCTTGAGATTGACGGAAAAAAGTTAGATTTGACAAACTTTGCTGCGTTAGGCGGCAACATTAAATTCAAGCAAGATGGCTTTATTGAGCAGCGCAAAGATGGTGTAACCGTTCGCTTAAATGAAAAAGGCGTGACGGACGTAAAAGACAAATTGGAGAGTAAATAAATGTCTACTGTAATCACATGGAACATCTCGGTTCTTAACTGCATCCCGCAAACCGCAGAGGGCGCGGATTACGTCGTCACGGCGCACTGGCAGTGCAACGGCGTAGACGGCCAATACAACGGCAGCGTCTACTCGACCTGTTCGTTTCCCGTCGTGCAGGGTGCGTTCACCCCGTATGACCAACTGACGAAAGATCAAGTGTTGGGATGGATCTGGGCCAACGGCGTGGATAAGGACGCGACCGAGGCTGCGGTGGAGCAGCAGATTCAAAACCAAATCAACCCGCCGGTTGTTTCGCCGCCGCTGCCGTGGGTAGCCTAATGATTAAACTTGAATTGACGATTGAAGAAGTCAACGCCATTCTGCAAGTGCTTGGCGATCTGCCCACTAAAACTGGCGCATGGCCTCTGGTGTTGAAGATTAAAGAGCAGGCCGAGCCACAGGTTCCGCCTTCGGAGCCGGTACAATAAATCTAGGGGTAGTCTATGGCTAACCTTTTTGACTCTGCGAATTATCCGACCCGAGAGCCGACCGCTCTGCAAGCGGGCGATCTCTGGGCGTGGAAGCGCACCGATTTAGTCACGGACTACCCATCGTCGGCCTATAGCCTTTCGTACATTGCGCGTCGAGAGATCACGGGCGAGAAGATTGCTATCTCGACCACCGGCTCGACCGAGGCTTACACGGTCTCGGTTTCCTCGACGACGACAGCCAACTACGAAGAAGGCCGGTATCACTGGGTCGCATACATCACCCGCACCTCGGACTCTGCCCGTATCGAAGTCGACAAAGGCGTGTTCGAGGTTGCGCCGAACCGCTCGACCAGTTCAGCCGATCCGCGCTCGTTCGCGCAGATTGCGCTCGACAACATCGAAACGTACTTAAAAGACCCGACCAACCTTGCAGCCGCGTCCTACTCGATTGCCGGACGCTCGCTCTCGCGCTGGAATCGTGCCGACCTTTTGACCGAACGCGAACGGCTCAAGGGCGAGGTGACGCGAGAGCGCAGGGCCGAACAGATCGCCAAGGGATTGGGAACTAACGCCACCATTCGCGTGAGGTTTACGGCATGAGTCTACTCGACTATTTCAAAAGACAAACGCCAAAGCCTCGCAAGCGATCCTTTGACGCAGCAAACACCGGACGGCTTTTCTCCGACTGGCTCGTTCAAACCAAAACCGCCGACAGCGATCTACGCTATGCACTTAAAGCCATGCGTGCTCGCTCGCGGGATCTCTGCCAAAATAATGACTATGCGCGACGGTATCTTGATCTCGTAGCAACCAACGTCGTCGGGCCGCGTGGCATCACCTTACAGGTGCGTGCGCGTGAGCAGACGGGTGCGCTCGATCAAGTAGCCAATCAACAGTTAGAAGCGGCGTTCTATGCGTGGGCGCAGCCTGGCGTGTGTACGGTAGACGGTCGGCTGTCGTGGATCGACGCACAGCGGGTCTTTATCGAGAGCGTAGCGCGAGACGGCGAGTGCTTTGTGTTGTTCGTAGAGGACAATGCAAACCCATTCCGTTTTCGCTTACAGTTCATTGATCCCGATCTTGTCGACCAAGACAAGAACGAGATTCTGGCAAACGGCGGTCAGATTCGCATGGGCATCGAGATAGATGCCTCTGGCCGTCCGGTCGCTTACCATGTGCGGGTACGTCCGCCCGATGATTATCAGATCGGCACGACGAACCCCAAGACAGAGCGCATTCCAGCCGAGCGCATGATTCACGCATTCCGCGTGGATCGTATCGGCCAGAATCGCGGCAGTCCGTGGACGGCCACCTCGATGACGCGGCTAAAGATGCTCGGCGGTTACGAAGAGGCCGAGTTAGTCGCAGCGCGAGTGTCGGCTTCCAAGATGGGTTTTTTCGTCTCGGAATCCGGCGACGAGTACCAAGGCGATGGCACTGCACCGGACGGCACGCTCAATATGGACGTGCAGCCGGGACAGTTCTCGCAACTGCCCGCTGGCGTAGACTTCAAGGCATACGATCCGCAGCATCCCTCGACGGCTTTTAAGGACTTTGAAAAGGCGATGCTGCGCGGCATAGCCTCCGGCCTCGGCGTGTCTTATACGTCGCTGGCTAATGATCTCGAGGCGGTATCGTATTCGTCCATCCGCCAAGGACTGCTCGAGGAGCGCGACCATTGGCGCACCGTGCAGCATTGGGTCATTGAGCATTTCTGCCAGCCGGTTTATCTGCGCTGGCTGCGACAAACGCTCGACTCTGGCGTGATTAACCTTCCGGCCAACAAGTTCTTCAAGTTCAGCGCGACCCAGTGGGTGCCGCGTGGCTGGCAGTGGGTTGATCCGCGCAATGAGGCGGAGGCGCAGATTGTTGCGATCAATAACGGACTGATGACACGCACACAAGCACTCGCAGAGCGCGGCCTAGACATTGAGGATGTGATGCGTGAGCGTCAAGCCGAAGAAGAGATGATCGCGTCGTTCAATGTAACGCTTCCGGGCGGCACTTCTTTGATTCCTCCAGAGGTGAGCAATGGCGGCTAAATACGACATCGTTTGCGATCAAGGCGCAACCTTCAGCCGTCAGTTGACATGGCTCGACGATTCATCAAGCGCGGTAAACTTGACCGGCTACACAGCGCGTATGCAAGTGCGCGAAACGGTCGAGTCATCCTCCACGCTGCTGTCGCTAACCACAGAGAACTCGCGCATTGCGCTTGGCGGCACGGCTGGCACTATCACGCTAACCGTAACGGCAGCGGATACGGCAGCGGTCGTCGCCGGTCACTATGTCTATGACCTAGAGTTAGTCTCGGGCAGCACGGTGTATCGGCTCGTGCAGGGTTGCTTCACTGTAGACGCAGAGGTGACGCGATGACCGAGCGCATCATCGTTGACGAAACTTTGCAATCGGTCGTCATTGAGGAATCGAACAACGAGGTTGTTGTCCGCACCGGCTGGCCCGATGGCGCAAAAAAGGGGGCAAATTCTGACATCACCTCATTGTCTGCGCTCACAGCCAATTCTATTGCTTACAGTGCAATCAGCGGCCTCGGCACAATATCCACGCAGAATGCTAACAACGTAGCGATCACCGGCGGTTCGGTATCTGGAATTACTGATCTTGCTATCGCAGATGGCGGCACAGGAGCAAGCGACGCATCGACTGCTCTATCTAATTTAGGCGGCGTGCCTACGAGTCGCACGCTCACGGCGGGCACAGGGCTATCGGGCGGCGGCGATCTGTCGACAAACAGGACACTGACTCTCGCAAACACCGCGGTTACAGCGGCCGCATATGGTTCTGCGTCCCAAGTTGCAACGTTTACAGTAGACGCTCAAGGCCGTTTGACATCTGCTAGCAATACCAATATCGCTATCGCTAACACGGCGGTGAGCGGCCTCGGTACGATGTCCACGCAGAACGCCAGCGCGGTTGCAATTACCGGCGGTTCCGTCTCTGGGATTACCGACCTTGCCATCGCAGACGGTGGCACGGGAGCCTCGGACGCATCGACCGCGCTCTCTAACCTGGGCGGCGTACCCACAGGGCGCACCGTAAGCGCAGGGACAGGGCTTTCTGGCGGCGGAGACCTCTCGGCCAATAGAACCATCAGCCTCTCAAATACTGCCGTCACAGCGGCCTCGTATGGCTCTGCATCACAAGTTGCAACCTTCACGGTAGACGCGCAGGGCAGACTCACCGCTGCGAGCAATACGTCGATTTCGATTGCTAACACGGCGGTTTCTGGGCTGGGCACGATGTCCACCCAGAACGCCAACAGCGTCAGCATCTCCGGCGGTAGCGTTACCGGCATTACCGATCTGGCCGTGGCGGATGGCGGAACAGGCGCATCGTCGGCCTCTGGCGCACGCACGAATCTGTTGCCGACGTATACCAGCAACGCCGGAAAAGTGCTTGCCGTCAACATCGGCGGCACGGATGTCGAGTGGATCTCGGCTGGCGGCGTGGGCACGGTCACGAGCATTGATGTATCGGGCGGCACCACTGGGCTGACCACCTCTGGTGGCCCGATCACAAGCAGCGGCACCATTACGCTGGCCGGTACGCTGGCCGTTGCGAACGGCGGCACAGGATCGACCACAGCGGGCGCGGCTTTGACTGCTCTAGGTGCTGCGGCCTCCGCCACGACCATCTCGGCTGGCACAGGATTGAGCGGCGGCGGCGATCTGTCTGCGAACCGCACCATCTCGCTCGCCAATACCGCAGTGACGGCAGCGTCCTACGGTTCGGCGTCCCAAGTTGGGACATTCACCGTAGACGCGCAGGGTCGGCTTACTGCCGCATCGAACACGGCTATCTCGATTGCAAATACCGCAGTCAGTGGCCTTGGCACAATGTCGACGCAAAACTCCAATGCGGTGACCATTCAACCCGCAGCATCGGCCACGCCGAGCAGCAACGGCGACATGGTGTTTGAGTTGACCGACAATTCCACGCTCACGATCAAGGTCAAAGGCAGCGACGGCACGGTTCGTGTGGTAGCCTTAACATTGACGACGACGGCGGAATCGTTCTTGAGGCTTGAGTAATGGCTGTTGACACAAAGCCCACAGAGGCAATGGCAGCAGAGGCCGCTCGCGGATTAGAGTGGCGCGAAGAGTTCGGACGCGGCGGCACAGAGGTCGGCGTTGCTCGTGCTCGGGACATTAAGAATCGAGCGAATCTTTCGCCCGAAACGATCCGAAGGATGGTGAGTTACTTTGCAAGACACGAAATCGACAAAGAAGCCGAGGGCTTCCGTCCGGGCGAAGAGGGCTACCCGTCCGCAGGGCGTATCGCGTGGGCACTCTGGGGCGGAGACCCCGGCCAGAGTTGGGCTAATCGAAAAAGCGCGGAACTGGATCGCGAAGATGAGGGACGAAATATGGACAAGGTAGAAACAAGGCACGTCGTCGCTGTCGTCGAGGACGAGGCAACCGTTACCGTGACATTCGCCAAGTCGGAGTACGACATGGACGAAAGCGAGGAAGCGGACGAGGCTATCGAGGCGCTGGAAGAAGCCGCCGAAGATGGCGAGGAAATCTTTGCCGAGGGCGAGCGTCCCAAGGATATGTACGGCAATGAGCCGTATGAAGAGGACTACGCTGGCCCTGCCAAGCGCAAGGGGCCGACCGAGCGTGTATTCCGCTCAGCGATCTTTGAGCGTGCGTCCATCATGGAAGACCAGCGTCGTGCGACGTTGGCCTTCTCGAGCGAGATGGCGGTCGACCGTGGCTGGGGCATGGAAATCCTCGACCACTCGCCCGGCTCAATCGACATGGAGTTTATTGGCAGTGGCCGTGCGCCGCTGCTTGTGGATCACGAGATGGCCGATCAAGTCGGCGTCGTGGAGCAGATCAGCCTCGGAGCAGACCGCGTGGCGCGGGCTGTCGTGCGCTTTGGGAAAAGTGCGCGAGCCGAGGAAATCTGGCAGGACGTAAAGGATGGAATACGGTCAAACGTGTCTGTCGGTTACGTTATCAGCGAGATGGTATCGGACGGAAAGCAAGGAGACCGGGAGGTTTTCCGCGCAGTCAGTTGGATGCCGCTCGAAATCAGTATCGTATCTATCCCGGCAGATACCAGTGTCGGCGTTGGTCGTGCGATCAACACTGCGCCGGTTGCCGAACCTAAAATCATTGTCAAGGAGACAAAAATGTCTGACGAAATCAACAGCGTCCGTGAGGATGCAGCAAAGGCCGAACGCGCCCGCGTTTCGGCGATCATGGATCTGGCCTCGCGTCACAATCAGCGCGAGTTCGGCGAGTCGGCGATTCGTGACGGAGCCTCGATCGAGCAGTTCCGTGGCGCGTTGCTCGACAAGGTGGCCTCCAAGCCGCTGAACGTTGACCACGAGGTCGGCCTCTCCGATAAGGAAGTGCGCTCGTTCTCGTTCGTCCGTGCGATCAAGGCTCTGTCTAACCCGCAGGATCGTCGTGCCCAAGAGGACGCGGCTTTCGAGTTCGAAGTGTCCGAAGCCGCCGCGAAGAAGGAAGGCCGCACCTCACGCGGTCTCTTGATTCCGGTCGATGTGCTGTACGGGAAGCGCGATCTGACCACCTCGACGGCCTCTGGCACGGCGAAGGCGGGCAACCTCGTTGCGACCGATCTGCTGGCTGCGTCGTTCATTGATGTGCTGCGTAACAAGATGGTGCTCAACACCCTTGGCGCGCAGTTCCTGACGGGCCTCAACGGTAACGTCGCCATCCCGCGCAAGACCTCGGCTTCTTCGGCCTACTGGGTCGCCGAGAACAGCGCACCGACGGAGAGCACCAACGCTCCGGCGTTCGATCAAGTCACGATGTCGCCGAAGACCCTCGGTGCCTACGTTGACATCAGCCGCCGATTGATGCTCCAGTCGTCGCTCGACATCGAGAACCTCGTTCGCAATGACTTGGCTACCTCGATTGCCGTGGCGATGGACGGTGCTGCGGTCGCTGGCTCGGGCAGCAACAAGCCGACCGGCGTGCTCAACACGTCGGGCATTGGCTCGGTGACGCTCGGCACGAACGGTGCTGCGCCGACTTGGGCGATGGTGGTTAACCTCGTGAAGGAAGTGGAAACGGACAACGCGTTGACCGGCTCTGCGGCGTTCCTCACGAACGGACAGGTGAAGGCGAAACTCTCCACGACCTCTCGGCAGTCGAGCGGCGTGGAAGGCAACTTCATCCTCGGCCCGGATATGGCGAACCTGTACGGCTACCCGATCTACGTTTCGCAGCAGGTTCCCTCGAACCTCACGAAGGGTTCGGGTTCCAGCCTCTCGGCCATGCTGTTTGGTGTGTGGAGCGATCTGCTCATCGGCCAGTGGTCGGGTATCGACATCCTCGTCGATCAGTACAGCGGTTCGAATGCCGGTACGGTGCGCGTCGTGGCTTTCCACGATTGCGACTTCGCCGTGCGGCACCCCGAGTCGTTCGCCGAGTGCAACGAGATCGTCACGACCTAAGAGTGATTGATCTAGCCGCATTGGAGGGTCGCCATCGTGGGCAGCGTTGCGCTGTCCTCGGTGGTGGCCCGTCCTTGGTGGAAGACATCAAGGCGGTGCAGCCACTGTTATTGCAGGGGGGCGTGTTGGTTGGAGTCAATCAGCACGCTCTCCTGCTCTCTCTCGATTACATTGTTTACCAAGACAAAGAACTCTGGCCGTTGTTGAAAGATCATGCGCCAGTGATTTCGCACCACAAAGATGCGTGCGATATTTGGTCGGGCATCTGTCCCGACTTCGGATTCTCCGGCGGCACGGCAACGTGGATCGCTGGATTTATGGGCTTCGACCAGATATACATCTGCGGCTGCGACAACTACATGAGCAACCGGCGGTACTGGCACAGCAAGTTAGGCGATCTGCGCGTCGAGGAAGGTATCTCCAACGTGCAAGCATGGATCAAGGTTCGGGACTACATGAAAGAACCCGAACGGGTACGAGTGGTTTCTGGCTCTCTAACACAGGTATTCCAAGGATTATGAAAGTCGAGATGATCCGCTCCCGTCTTTACAACGGGCAAACGCTTGAACGTGGCCGGGTGGTCGAAGTAGACCCGACCTTCGGAAAGTGGCTTGTGGGCCGTGGCATGGCGGTCGAGTACAGCCGCCCGTCTTTCTTCCAGCCAGAGCAGCCGAAACGTGGACGACCGCGCAAAGGAGATTGAAAAGTACCGCGACGTCTATAGCCGCTATCCGCACTACGCGATGGCCGACGATAGACTGCACCCTGTCCGTGCCGCATTGAGAGCCTATAAGGGGGCTTTTCTGGACGTATCCTGTGGCAGGGGTGAGTTGATTCGCGAGGCCGCTGCAATGGGCTTTAATCCCGTTATAGGCACAGAGGCTGTGCCGGAACTGTGTGGCGGCAATGTGCAAAACGCCACCATCACGAGCCTACCCTTTGCCGACAAGTCGTTCGACGTAGTGACTTGCATCGACGTAATCGAGCACATTCTGGAACCAGACATCGTGCCGGGGCTGCGAGAACTCGAGCGCGTCTGCCGTGGGACGATCATCATTGCCGCAGCCGATTACCCTACATGGTGGGACGGTGTGAACCTACACCCTTCGGCGCGACCTTACCCAGAGTGGCATCGGCTATTCAGCGAGACCTTTAGCGGGACGGTGCGATTGATCGGGCCGACCTCAACCAGCGAAATGTGGAGCGTGACGTATGCCAGTTGAAAGCGCATTCGACCGCTCGGCATTTGTATCGGATGCGGCGGTGACCTTTATCTACAAGAACCAAGGCACGCGCTATACCATGCGCGGCATATTCGACAGCGACTATCAAGGCGTGAACGTTGCCGATCCCGAGTTCGCTAGCGATCAGCCGCAGATCACGCTGCCAACCTCTGCGCTGCCCTTTGAGCCGCTGCAAGGCGATAAGGTTTACTACAACGAAGAGGTCTACAACGTCCGCAATTTCCGAGCAGATGGCACAGGCATGACTGTGCTCGTCCTCGAAATCACAACGGGCTTGTCTGCGCCATGAGTTTCGAGAGCGCATTTGATCGACTGTCGATGGTGGCCTCGACGGATTGGGGCACATCTGCTGTGTACCAAAATCGCAAGACGCGGTTTCCGATTGTCGGCATATTCGACAACAACTACCAAGGCGTTGACGTTGCCGAGGTTGAATTCGCAAGCAGCACGCCGATCTTGACCATCCCGACGGCAACGCTGCCGTGCAAGCCGGTAGTCGGCGATTTCGTGATTATCGACTGCCGGAACTACACGGTTCGGAACTTTCGCGGAGACGGCACGGGTATGACCGTGCTGCATCTGGAATACATGACCGAGTTGGAAATCGCAACGGTCAACAATCTGCTGCTGCAAGACGGCTCCAATATGCTGCTGGAGAACGGCGGCTTCATCTTGCTTGAGGTGAGCAACTGATGGCACACGCACGCACACAAGTACGCAATGCCGTGGTCTCGGTGCTGCAAACCGCAGCGGTCGCCGATACGGTGTCAAAGTCGCGGGTCTATCCGATCCCTGCCGACACGGTATCAATGGCACTGGTCTACACCAATGCCGAGGCGATCCCGCAGACCACGCTGACATACCCGCGCAAGTTTGAACGAGAATTAAATCTTGTCGTCGAATGCGTGGCGCGAGACTCTGACTATTTAGACGACCGCCTCGACCGATTGTGCGAGGCAGTCGAGAACGCCATCGGAGCGGACAATACGCTCGGCGGCGTTGTAAAGGATTGCGTGTTAAGCGACACGCAAGTGACGCTCGACTTTAGCGGCGATGCGCCAATAGGGTCGGCGAGAATGCAGTTCCGTGTGTCTTACCGGACTGCGGAGACAGACGCAGGGACTATCATTTCGTAAGGAGATAAAACATGGCAAATCATCATGGCTCGGAAGGCGTGGTTCGGGTTGGCGCAAACACTGTCGCCGAGGTGACGGGTTTCTCGTTCACCGCGACGGCGGAGTACGCCGAGGACACCACCCTCTCGGATACGGCAAAGACCTACAACGTGACCGCGATCACCTCGTGGAACGGCTCTGTGACGGCATTCTGGGACGAGACGGACACCACTGGCCAGATCGCTCTGGCTCCTGGTGCTAACGTTTCGCTCGTGCTCGCGCCAGAGGGCGTGGACAGTGGCGATACGCGCTACAGCGGAAACGCTCTCGTGACCGAGATCACACGCAACGTGCAGCGCGGTGCGATCACGGAAGTGACTTTTAACTTCATCGGCAACGGTGCTCTGACTGCTGCCACCTCTTGATATAGCGAGGACTTATGAACTGGAAAGAACAGGCGAAATCGCAATTCGCTGAACGGCGCAAGCCGGAGACGCTCGTTGCGATACCTGTACCGGCTTGGAAAACGACTGTGTTTTTCTGGCCGGACATGACGCTCGCCGAGCGTCGTGAAATCTTTATGCTGGCAAAGCAGAAAGGCGACGAAACCGTGCTAGACCTAGAGGCGATGGCGATCACGCTGATCGTTCGCGCTAGGGATATCGAGGGCAAGCGTCTGTTCAGCAAAGCCGAGCGCATGGAGTTAATGAACGACTACGATCCCGAGGTTATCGCGGAGATCGTGTCGGCCATGAACACCCCAGTTCCAAGCATTGAGGACGCAGAAAAAAACTAATAGAGGACGGGCATCTCCGAGCGATTTATGCTCTCGCGCTACGGCTGCACGTCCTCCCCGAGCAAGTTTTTGAGATGACAGAGAGCGACTTCTACCATCTTCTCGCGGCCTGTAAGTTAGAAGCGGAAGAGCAGGAGAAATCATGGCGCAAGCACAAGTAGTCCTCACAGCGGTTGACCGCACGCAAGTTGCGATTAACTCCGCATTGCGCGGTATGAAGTCAATAGAGCGAGTTGCAAAGGTTACTGCTAGAACAGTTAATCTTGCCTTCGGTTTTTTAACCGGAGGTTTGATAATTAGTTCATTTCAAAAGATAACCGAAGCAGCAAAAAAAACAGAAGAAGGTCAGCGTGCTTTATTAGAACTTAATAGAGCATTAAAAGACCCTGCACTTATATCTGCAGCAGAGGCATTTACGAATGCTCTAGTCGTAGGTTTTGCCAAAGCAATACAACAGGCGGCAAGGTTTATAAAATTTGTTCGATCAGAACTGATCGCGTTCGGCGCGCTTGGCCCTGGTGGAACAGCCGCAGATGCAGCATCAATAATCAGAGGACAAATAGCAAATAAAACAATGCTTGCTGGTCAATTTGCTATGGCAGGGCCGAGTGGCGTTAAAAGCGTTGAGATTATAAATTCAGAAATTGCTGCATTAAGAAATCAGTTAACATTAGTAGACGGACTTGCTTCTGCAGAAGCAAAAGCAGATGCAGAAAGAATTGATGCTTTAATTAGAGAAGAAGCATTATTCAAAACATTGCAGGAAGTTAAGATAACTTCAACTCGAAAAACAACTGGCGCAATGGAATCCTTGTTAGCCAGTTTTGAAGAAAGAAATAGAACATCTATTCAGAAAACGGCTAGTGAATTTTATAAAGCACAAGCAGAAATAGAAGCGTCTACTGTAAGTGCGGAAGAAAAATCGAGAAGGCTTTCTGAAATTCTTGATGAAATTCTCCCCGGCGTTGAAGTAACTGGCGAAAGATTTGTACCAAAATTTAAGCAAGCAACCGATCAGATGCAGGAGTTTGCCAAGGCAGCAGCAGAAAACATTCAATCGAGTTTTGCAGACTTTCTTTTTGATCCATTCAAAGATGGGCTAAAGGGTATGCTCGCTGGTTTCTTAAACTTCATTCGACGCGCTATAGCAGAGGCCGCAGCAGCGACCATCTTGCAATCCTTGTTCGGCGGGTTCGTTGGTAAAGGCGGATTCCTTGGAGCCTTGGCCGGTGCGCTCATTCCACGCGCAATGGGCGGCTCGGTCTCTGCTGGCACCCCGTATCTGGTCGGCGAGCGCGGGCCGGAGATGTTCGTGCCTGGCACCTCTGGCAACATCGTGCCCAATAACAAAATGGGCGGCGTCACCGTCTCGCCGGTTTACAATATCGACGCTCGCGGTGCGAGTGCTGATCTACAAGATGCGCTGCCAGGTATCCTCGCGGAGAATAACCGGCGCATATTCGACGAACTCGACAGACGCTATGGGATAGGCCGATGACAGACTATGTATTGCCGCCCGACCTCGTTGCGTCGGATGTAGAGTGGAGCCTGTTCGACAGCACGGCAGTGTTCGCATCGCCGCTCTCTGGCGCAGTGCGTACCGTGTCGCGTCCCGGCACTCGCTGGGGCGTGCGGATGACCTTTCGCAGCGTGTCGGATCAGAAGCGACGACGACTGATGTCTCTGATCGCTATCCTGCGAGGTCGTGCCAATCGCGTATGGCTTACCGATCCCGCCTACACCCTCTCCGGTTCTTTTTCCTGCCCAGAGTTACTGACCAATAATGCAGCAGTTACAAATACAACTGGATTCAGTTCCAGCAATGCTGAACTCGTCCTTTCGTCTGATAGCCATCTTGCTTTGCGCCTCACTCGCACTGGCGTTACTGGCGACCGTTATGTTTATCAGTCTGCCGCTACTACTGTTGCGAGTGCTCCTTACGCGATACGGATGCTCTTGGCCGCTGGTAAGGGCAACGCTCGAGCCTCGATGGAGGCTGGTACGTCGCAAGGTGCGACAGATGTTCTAAACGGTGCAACGCGCACATCGGCCGGAATGTATGTGGACAGTTTCACGGCATCTGGCACGAGCACGCATCTGTCCTTTTACGACTACATTTCGGGACGCGCTGCGGGCGACTTCCAGTTTCTCTCGTGGGTATCCTCGGCTCGCTGTGCGCTGGTCAACGGCGCATCGCAGACAGGCGGCACGCTTATCATCGACGGCCTGCCGACATCGACCAACGGGCTTGCAAAGGCGGGCGACTGGTTCGAAGTCAATGGCGAACTCAAGCGCATGACCGCTGACCTTAACTCCGACTCATCTGGCAACGGCTTTCTGATGTTCGAGCCTACGCTGCGAACGTCTCCGGCCAACAATACGCCAGTGATCTTCCGCTCGCCAATGGGCCGGTTCATCGTGGCCGACGAGTCAACGTCTATGGGTACGCGGCCCGGTATCATCTCCGATGTCACGCTGTCCTTTGTTGAGGACATCACATGAGTCGTTTCGTCTCTGCCACTAACGAGACAGAGGCCGACAAACTAGCCGTAACCGTTGTCGTGCTAGCCGATCTTGACTTTGCCTCCGGCATGGTACGGGTACACGACGGCTCCGGCACGTTATCGTTTGGCGGTAACGACTATCTCGGCGCTGGGCAATTCGCTGGAGTTGACATCATCGACGAGAATATCGACATCGTGGCACGCGGCATCAAGTTATCGCTGTCGGGTGTTGACTCAACATTCGTTGTGCCGACGATGACCGAGGTATATCAAAACCGCGACGTGACCATGTATCTCGGCTTCGTAAGCCAAACCACCGGCGCACTCATCGCCACTCCAGAGACAATTTGGGAAGGGCGGATGAACCAGATGGTTTTTAAGATCAACAACGGAAGTGCCGTTGTAGAACTTTCGTGCGAGCATCGTTTGCGCCGGGAGCCTCGCGTTGCTCGATACACCGACGAAGATCAGCAAGTGCTGTATTCCGGTGATCGGTTCTTCGATTTAACGTATTCCATTCAAGGCTTCATCAGCAAATGGGGCGCACGAGACGCAGCCTATGGCGGTTTCGGATTCAGCCAGCCCAGCCCTATTGAGCAGCGCGAGGTGCGAAAAGTCTGATGCGCCGCTATGACTGGGCAAGCAAACTCCACGAGCATATTGCGGCCAATACTAACCGTGAGTTTTCGTGGGGCGATAACGACTGCTGCCTGTTCGTGGCGCGTGCAGTTGATGTGATCTGCGACACGAAACACGCCACTAGTCTCGCGTCTCGTTACCATGACGAGGCTACCGCACAGACTTACATCGCGCAGTCTGGCGGCATCGCTGCGGCAGTCGATACATTTATCGGCCCTCACAAAACAGAAGGTCGGCCTATGCGTGGCGATGTTGTTTTATTCAACGGTGCGAACGGCGAAACGCTAGGCATATGCATCGGCAGGCACATCGCAAGCGTTGGGCAATCCGGCGTTGTGATGGAAGACCGCGCAAAAACTATCTGTTATTGGAGCATCTGAAATGCCTCAAGCGGTTGCTCAAGCGATAACGCAATTTATTGTCACGACCTTTGCCGTTAGCGCGTCAAATGCTTATTACGTCTATGCGGTAGTCACGGCTGCAACGTATCTGGCAACCCCAGCAGCATTGGCAAAAATAACCGAGTCGCTGATCGGCGTCCCCAAGGTTAACAAGCAACCGGCTGACGTTGAATACACCGGAACGGTAGAGCCTCGCCGTATCATCTATGGAGAGGTTTTGACGTCTGGAATGAACGTTATTCCGCCGATGACCTCCGGCACGACCAACGAGTATCTGCACCAAGTTCTCGCCATTGCTGGGCACGAGTGCAATCAACTCGGCACTGTGTACTTCAACCGCGAGGCTATTGGCACGATCTCGGCAATCAGCGGAACCGATGACGACGGCAAGGTAACGACCGGCACATACGCTAACAAGGCGTGGGTGCGTCGATACACTGGCACTTCGACGCAGACCGTAGACTATAAGTTAGCAGCGGCAAAGCCAGATCAGTGGACAGCGGCCCACGCTGGCAAAGGCATCGCCTATGTTGCACTAACATTCAAGTATGACGAGGAGACCTATAGAACCGGCAAGCCGGAACTGACGCTGCTGGTACAAGGTCGCAAGGTCTACGACCCACGGCTCGACTCTACGCGCAGCGGTGGCAGCGGATCGCAACGGGTTACAGACCCAACGACATGGGCATATTCGACGAACCCCGCGCTGTGCCTCGCCGACTATCTTATCGACGACTCGCTTGGACTTGGCGAGGACGATACCCGCATCGACTGGCTGAAGGTAATGGATGCGGCAGACATCTGCGACGAGACAGTAAACCTACCAGCGTCTGCAACGCAGAAGCGATACACCTGTAACGTCGCACTGACCGCGACCGATAGGTTCGAGGACAACATACGGGTGCTGTCGCAAGCGATGGCGGGCGTGTGCTACTACTCGGGCGGCTTGTGGCGCATCTATGCTGGCGCATGGTCGGCCTCTGCCTTCACGCTCACGGACGGTGATCTCGTGAATGGCGGCATCTCGGTTGTCACCGCGTATCCGTATAACCAGCGTTATAACTCGGTGCGCGGGCGGTTCATCAATAAAGACCGCAACTGGCAAGCGATGGAATACCAGCCGGTTATCAATACGTCCTACGTCTCTGCCGATGGCGAGCAGATGTGGCTAGAGACCGACTTTGCAGCCTGCACGAACGAGTACGAAGCGCAGCGGCACGCCATCCTTCTCTCGCGCCGCAGCCGCAACGGGCAAGTCGCCACGGTTAAATGCGGCATGAGTGCCTTTGGCATTCTGCCGTTTGAAACCGGCACGGTGACGTTCTCCGAGATTGGTTGGACGAACAAGACCGTGCGCTGTGAGGGTTGGCAGTTCGATCCTACGGGCGCAATCGAGTTAGTGCTGCGCGAGGAAGCGTCTACGGATTGGAACGATCCGCTGACGACCGACTATCTGACACCGACGAGCGTTACCACGCCGACCCCAGACATCTACGAGCCAAGCCCGCCGACGAACCTTACCGTCACCACTCTTGAAAGCAGCATCTATCTCTCGTGGTCTGCGCCTACCGTCGTGCCGCTTGGCTCCCAATATGATCTCTACGAGTACACCTCGCAGACCCCCTTCTCGTCGGCCACGAAGATCTGGACGGGCATCTCGACTAACGTATTCATAGCCAAGACCGACACCACCACGCGCTACTACTGGGTCAAGATCCGCACACCAGATGGCGGCGTGTCCGATCCAGAGCCTCCGGTTAATGGCGTGCCAGCGGGCGCAGCATCACTGCCGAGTGCGCTGTCGCTGTCGGTATCGCCTAGCAGTCTTACCACCTCGGGCACGAGCGCGAGCCTCACCACGGCATCTGCTACGGCCACTGCGATCGGCGGTACGTCGCCCTATACCTACGCGTGGACACGGCAAAGCGGATCGACCAGTATCTCGGCGGACAGCGCATCCTCGGCGACCAGCACCTTCACCGGCACGAGTCTCGCCAGCGGCACCACCTACGATGCTGTTTTCCGTTGCACCGTAACCGATAACGTTGCGGCCACGAAAACGGCTGATGTTAGCGTGTCGATCACGCGTACCGTCTTTAGCGCATCGGCCAGCCCTGCGACGTTGGTTAAGATCGTGCAGACCTCAAGCGCGACGACCAACAGCACCACGGTCACGCCGACTGGCGGAACCTCGCCCTATACCTATTCGTGGGCATTGCTCGAGGGCGACACGCTCACGGTCAATAGTCCGACCGCAGCGACTACAACATTCAGCAAGACAGGAATGAACACTGGCGAATCGTTCTATTCGACGTATCGGTGTACCGTTACCGATAGCACATCGGGCACCCCGCTGACCGCAACAGCGGATGTGATTATCACCATCGAGCGGAGTGATTGAGGGCGCACACATGATTGATATGTCCAAATTCAAAGTGCCGACAGGTTCGCTGCTGGTAGACGGTGGCTTGGTTGTGGCGCTGATTATCTGGGGCACGCAGATGACCTCGAAACTTGACGCGATCAGCCAACGATTAGAAAAGGTCGAGCAGACCACGATCCAGCCGGAAGCCGATAGGCGCATTGCGGTGATCGAGGCGCGTGTGTCTGATACCAATACCAGGCTGCAATCAATCGAGGCCAAGTTAGACCGCGTGCTGGAGCGTCGATAAATGGACATCTTTGAGATGTTTACCCGCGCATGGCCGGTAATCCTTGCGCTCATCACGCTCATCATTGTGCTGTCGAAGTTAGACCTTCGCGTCGCGGTACTCGAGGACAAGATCAAAACGCTGTTCGATCTTGTCAACAAACGCAACGACAAGTAATCACTAGCGAGGGCTTGCAATGAATATGCAGAAGATTGTGGATATGCTTTTCCCTGTACTGCTCGCCGCTGTTGGCTGGCTGCTGTCGGAGATTACATCGTTCAATAATCGTCTGATTGCTATCGAAGGCAAAATGCCCGCTCTGATTACGCCGGAGGGTGTACCTACCGATAGTCCGATTAGTGCTGCCAGTCGGCAGAAACAGAAAGAAGAACTGCTGGATAAAATTTACGATCTGCAAATGCGGGTCAAGTTGATAGAGGAGCGCGGCAAATGATGACGATGATCTCGACCTTCCTGTCCTTCCTCGCTGGCGGCTTGCCGAAGATTCTGTCCATCTTTCAAGACCGGCAAGACAAGAAGCACGAACTGGCCCTTGTCGCAGCCCAGAAGGAGCGCGAGTTGGCATTGGCAGAGCGTGGCTTTCTCGCACAAGCAAAGGTCGAAGAGATCAAACTAGAACAGATCCAGACGCAGACGGCTGGCGAGGAGCGACAGGCTCTGTACCAGCACGACATCGAGATCGGCAAGGGTGCTAGTCAGTGGATGATTAACCTGCGTGCCAGCGTTCGCCCGGTCGTGACGTACATTTTTGTGCTGGAGTTGGTCGCGCTGAACGTGGCTGGCGTTTGGTACGCCTACACGACTGGCATCCCGTTTGCGATAGCGATGGAAAACGTATTCAGCGACGATGAGATGCTGATCTTGTCGTCGATCATTGCCTTCTGGTTCGGGACGCAAGCATTCCAGAAAAAATGAAGGTCAGCGAAAACGCCTTGGCGATGATTCGCCACCATGAGGGCGTAAGGATGCGCCCCTATCGGTGTCCGGCCTCGCTATGGACGGTCGGGGTCGGTCACCTTCTATACCCAGCACAGGCCGCGATGCCTGTATCCGATAGGCTACAGTTTACACTACGCGCAGAGGATGATCGTGTCTGGACTGCTGAACAGGTTGATGCTCTCCTCGCTCAAGACCTTGTGCGCTTTGAGCGCGGCGTGGCCCGATATTGCCCTGCTGGCTTTGCTCATCAAGGCCAATTCGACGCTCTCGTTTCCTTTGCTTTCAATGTAGGGTTGGGCAATCTGCAACGCTCGTCGCTGCGAATGAAACACAATCGCGGCGAGTTTGAAGAAGCAGCAGAAGAATTTATGAAGTGGACGAAGGCCGCGGGCAAGGTGATGCGCGGTCTAGTGAATCGACGACTTGATGAGCGGAGGCTTTACCTTGGCAAATAAACTCAAGTCGATACAGATGTACGAGGGCAAGTGGTACCGCGTCAAAGGATACAACTACACCGAGTGCTGCGACTGTGCGCTGATCCACAAAGAAGCATTTCGCCTAGTCGATGGCTCGCTCGAGTGGAGCGGGACGCGTGACGATAAACTGACCGAAGAACGCCGAAAGGAACTCGGCATTAAGGTCACACGGAAGAAAACAGGAAATGACCGAAAAAAAAGCGACTGACGAGCAGATCATAGCGGCCCTTGCCAAGCACAAGGGCATTCGCACGATGGCTGCTGCCGAGTTGAAACTTTCCGAACGCGGTCTGCTGCGAAGGATAGCAGCGATGCGCGGTGCAGGGCTAGAGGTTCACGCGACCACCTATCAAAATCGCAACCAGCCGCCAACAGCGGACTTTGAGTTCACGCCACTGCCCGATGACGACATCCCGATTGAGCAACTGATCGAGCAGCGAAAGCGCAAATTTACTCACAAGCGTGAGCACGAAGAGGCCAGCAAACTCATCCCGATTCGCATCAAGATCGGTGGCCCGATTGGGCTGCTGCACTTTGGCGACCCGCACGTTGATGACGACGGCTGCGACATCGAGTCCATAGAGCGACATACGGCCCTCGTAAACGCCACAGAGGGGCTTTTCGCGTGCAACGTGGGCGACACCACGAACAACTGGACGGGCCGACTGGCGCGGCTCTACGCCGATCAGAGCACCTCGGCAGCACAGGCATGGCGGATTGCGGAATGGTTCGTAAATCGGTGCCGCTGGCTTTACATGATCGGCGGCAATCACGATCTATGGTCTGGATCGGGCGATCCGCTCAAGTGGATTGCGAAGCAGCAGAACTCGCTCTATAAGTCGAGCGAGGCACGAATCGCGCTGCGGTTTCCGAACGGTGTTGAGGTACGAGTCAATGCACGGCATGACCACAGCGGCTCGTCAATCTGGAACCCAGCCCACGGCCCGATGAAGGCCGCGCTGATGGGAACCCGCGACCACATCTACGTCGCCGGACATAAGCACGAGAGCGCGTATAGCGTGCTGAAAGACCCCATCCAAGGCATCACCATGCACGCGATCAAGGTCGCCTCATATAAGGTTTACGACCGCTACGCAAAGGAGCGCGGATTCCGTGACAATTCGCTGTCGCCGTGCGCCCTCACCGTTATCGACCCCAGCCTACCGCACGACCATCCCGACATGGTCAAGGTGTTTTGGGAGCCCGAGGTCGGGGCAGACTACCTACGCTGGCTGCGCTCCCGATGAAACTGGAAGACGACGCACTCGAGGAGATGGCGTGGGCCGAACCGGATGCGTGCCAGAATTGCGTGTGGTTTTGCCCGTGGAATGGCATCGGCTGGGGCTGCGCCCACGAGACTGTAAACGGACTACTCGGCGGCATCTGTCGCTGCGGCAGCAAACACTTTAAGCAAGCACGGCCATATAACGTGCGCGGCACTACGCTAGATCGGTAGTCACCACTCGTTTATATTTTATCTCAAGTCCTTTAATTCATTCCCGATTTTAACTTTTTCTTCTAGATGTTTTTTCAATTTCCTAATCGCTCTCATTTCTAATTGTCGTACGCGTTCCTGTGTTACTCCTAAGCCCATTCCCACCTCGTTGCGAGTTTTAGAAGCACCATTCAGACCAAACCTTTCACTCAAGACCTTTTTTTGTCGCGGAGTTAATGCGCTATCCATAGCCGTATTCAATAGGTTTTCTGTTTCCTCTTGAGCAATCTCAAGAATACCTGCGTTGTCTTGCATATCTTCAAGACGCTCGTTCCAGAGTTCGCCGCCTGCAAGACTTACAAGTTCAGATTCGGTAACGTCTTTGGTTCCTGTCGATGTCTTTAATACAAGCACCTTCTGTCTTTCGCTGAACAAATCATCGGGCAATGCGTACAGCACATCGCACAACTGCAATACACACTTTCTCCACTCACCGTTCTGGTTAAGTGGAGACATTTTCATGTTTATAAGATCGAACGTAGCGCCGATTGGCAGATTTTTAGTTCTGCACATTTGAAGCACTGACGTATATCCAGCAGACTCCATCGCTCGACGTATTCGTGCGTTCGATACGGATATTTTTACTCTGTAGTCGCTCACCAGTATTGTACTCCACCTCGTTTTGCCGCCCACTCCGGCGGAGGCACTCGACGCCACTCATCCCGCCTTATCTGATTCAGTATCTTGAGCCACCGTCTTGAAATTAGCACGATGCCTAGCAGCACGGGCGTCAGAAATAGAATAGATACGAGCAGTTGCATGGTTTGGTTCTCCTGTGGCATCGCAATACCCACAGCGGAA